ATCTCGGTCGCTCCACAGCTCCTTTCTCTGATCGGGGATCTGGTTGTCCAGCTCGCAAATTCAATTTCCGAAAATAGCGAGGAATTTATCTCAGGTTTCGTAAGCCTGTTCGAATCTGTGGTCGACTCAGCGTTAACACTCTTGCCGATTTTGATTCCGCTCGCTTTCCAGCTCATACAGACTCTGGTCAATTCACTTTTAGATCCTGAGAATCTGGCGATGCTCCTTGACAGTGCTTTGGGTATCATCATGTCGCTGGTCGGTTTCCTGACAGATCCGGATAATGTGGTCAAATTGCTTAATGCAGCTACCACTATTATCTTGAGCCTTCTCAACGGACTTTCAACGGCACTTCCGCTTCTTATACCGGCAGCGATAAACGCTATCTTAACTCTGGTCGATACATTGTTGTCGAGCGGATGCCTTGAGCAGATCTTGAAGGCAGCGTTGACTCTGATCAATTCTCTTGCGATCGGCCTCATCCAGTATCTCCCTGAGCTGATTTCACGTCTCCCGGAGATAATCTTGGGTATCGTATCATTCCTGACAGGAGATGCGCTTCCTGACATCATCGAGGCTGGTTTCACGCTCATCACTGGTATTGTTGGAAATCTCCCAGCCATTATCGGAGCCATCCTTGAGGCACTTGGAGAACTCGTTGTCGGAATGTTCAATTACATTACGACTGACGGTGCTGACGATCTCCTTGAAGCGTTCCAGGCTGCTTTCGATGGCATCATAGCTGGTGCTTCTACATGGGGTTCTGACATCATCGGAAACCTCATTGATGGTATCGGTTCAATGTTCAATAGCCTGACTGATACAGTCGCTGATGCTGCAGGAATCATCGCAGACTTCTTGCACTTCTCCGAACCTGAGAAGGGACCTCTTGCAGACTTTAACGAGTCAGGATCTGACATGATGAAGAACTTCATCAAGTCTATGGAAAGCGAACAGGCAGATCTCCAGGATGCTTTGAACGAGACTGCTGGAATCATCTCTCAGGGTTTCGATAATTCCTATGAGATCTCTGCCAACAGTATGGTTCACCATACAAGCGACTTTGATGCAGGCTTTGCAAGCTTCCAGCAGACACTTTCTGCTCTGCCCGGAGGCGATAACTCGACATGGGTATTCCCGATCTATCTCGGAACGGAGCACATCGATACGATCGTTGTGGATGCTCTTGATAGAGCTAATTTCATATCAGGAGGTCACTAATGTTAGGTTATTATCTCAAATTCAACGGTGTCCAGTTTCCGAACCCGAAGACACCTTCAAGGTCCCAGAAGACGATAGAGAATGTCTCACAGTCGGAAGCTGGTACCGACTTGGTCTGTGTCGTAAGAGCAGCCAAGAACACATGGTCGTTCTCATTCAATCTCTCATCCAAGACGAGAGACATCTTAAAGGCTATATGCCAGCAGGAATCGACCAGTATGACATATATGGGAACCACTTACACCGTAAGGGTAAGAGATTTCAAAGAAAAGCTCGTGGAGAACTCGGAATGGGTAACACTTTCCGAAGGTCTTTATGAGTGCAGTGTTAATGTAACGGAGTTCTAAAAAATGTATACAGTTTCGGATGAATACAAGACAAAGATGCTCGATCAGGTGCAGACTCATCAGCTCTCCGGAACTATCGGATCCACATCATTCTCAGCAAGTGATGTCATAGGTGTCTCTTACACAAATAAATGTGCAGAAAAGAAGGTCAACATAGGCGGTGTTTATATCGGAACACTCAAGTTGACCTTCCTGACTGACATTCTCAATCGTGGAGACTACTATGGAAAAGAGATAACTATCTCTGACTGGCTCCTGACCGGATATGATGAGAATGAGGATCCAATCTGGGAAGAGGTACCTATCGGAACTTTCTATGTAGCCGAGGCTACATGGAGAGCAGAAGGCATGGTCGACATCGTTGCATACGATTGTATGTCGAAGATGGATAAGGCCATCGACATCGATACATCAAGCGGAACGATATACGGTTTCTGCAAGTATATCGAGACACAGACAGGAGCTGTCTTCGGAATGACCGAAGAAGAGTGTCAGGCATTACCTAACGGTACCGAGCTCCTGGCATTGTACGAAGAGAATGACATCGAGACGTACAGAGATATGCTTAACTCTCTGGTACAGATGATCGGAGGCTTCGCTACTGCTAATAAAGATGGTACATGGAGCATTAGAACATTCAGTGACACTCCGGTCATTACCATTCCGAAGAATAGACGTTTCTCAGGTGCGAAGTATTCAGACTTCACCACTCTGTATGATGCTATCTCTTATGTGGAAATGTCGACAAGTCTTGTAAAGGTAGTCGGTGATGCAGAAGGTGTCATATTGAAGTTAGGTTCAAACCCTTTCTTACAGTATGGCTCATCCGATGCAGTATACAGACGAGCTCTTGCAATAGTCGATTCCATTGAGAATATAGAATATACTCCTTTCGAGGTTGGCTTGCTTCCTGCTTTCGCTGCGCTCGATCTGGGTGATGTTATCTCATTTACGGATGACTACGCATCAGAGACCACAACAGGAGCGGTCATGAACGTGACCTGGACTTACAACAAGTCCTTCAAGGTCTCCTGTTATGGAGACAACCCTAATCTGCAGAGCTCCCAGAGTAAGACTGATAAGAACATATCAGGACTGATCAGGAACACGGCAGAAAACGAGGTTACATATTATAACTTCTCCAATGTCTCTTCTTTGACTATCGGTCCGGAGACGGAAGTCGACATAGCAAGTCTTGCTTTCACTTCCGCACAGAAGACAACGGTTAAGATCCTGCACGAGTTCATCTTCGATATGCTCGCTGATCTTTCCCAGGACTGCTCATACGAGATCCGTTACTACTTGGATGATGCTCTTATCGCTTACAAGCCTTACGAGCGTATAAAGGGTATGCAGGGCCTCACAACAGGCGACACGGAGTTCTCCATAACAAGAGACCTCTTCTACATCTTGAAGGATGTAACACCTAACGTCAGGCATACCTGGAGAGTGGCCATCGTAACTCATGGCATCGAGAGCACGGTCATTGACGTTAACAATGCTCATGTAACTATCGAAGGCCAGAGACTTTATGGTGAGGACTACTTCAACGGATATATCGAAGTCAGAGAGAATATCACACTCATTCCTCTTGGCTATCTTGGTTTGGTACCCATATCGGATGCGGTGCTCGTAAGTAAGTATGACCTTGAGAATATCCAGTTGTCTGATGACATCGATCTCTATGATAACTACTCGATCGAACTGCTTAACATAGCAGAGGGAACAGGTGAACATTCGCCTCATATTTATATGCAGACGGTTCCCGGATATATCCTCACGGAAGCTGGAGACTATCTGACAACAGAGGCTGGAGACAGATTGATTTTATAAGGAGGACATCATGGCAGATAAGAAAATATCGCAGTTAGACCTGGCAGCGCAGATAAACAACGATGCTGTTATTCCTATGTCACAGGAGAATGGTGGTGAAGAGACAACATACAAGGCTCTCATCACTGCTCTCGGTGCCAAGATTGCAGAAGGCTTGACCTTCTCAAACCTCGCTACAACAGCTAAAAACCTTGTAGGAGCTATCAACGAGCTCCAGGCTGGTGGAGGCGGAGGTGGAGCTGCTATCCTGATCGGTACCACAACACCGTCATCCTCTCAAGGCTCTAATGGTAACTTGTACATCCAGTACACCGAGGGCGTTGGCGGAGCTGATGACACCGTCGATGCAATCTATGTCAAGCTCGATGGAACATGGTGCGAAGTAACCACAGATTATGCGGACCTCTTGAACAAGCCTTCCATCAACAACAACACTCTGTCAGGCAATAAGACAAACAGTGACCTCGGCATCTACGGTAAGACCATAGAGATGAGCAGCACAGACCCCGACAAAGTAGCGGACAGAATAACGGCTTTGGAAACGAGTGTTAGCGGTAAACAAGATAAAACTTGGACTTATGTTGGCGGTTTGTATGACAATAGTCCCGCTGTAAATATATCCGCTTATAATGAAATTGCGGTTATACTTGAAACGGGTGTATCAGGAACACCTATTCGTATATTTAACGGCTTGTTTTTCAAGGCTATTTTTGACTTATATCCAACTGTTAGATTGGCATATTATGGAAGTGCGTCATACAATGTGTCGGGCGATATGACATATAACAACGGCAATTTAACTTACGCTCAATTTACGCTTAACGGGTGGACTTTGAACAATGTCCGTATTTTCGGAAGATAAACGCAATTCGGTATAACTGATATGTATAAATACGAGCCTTGCAATTTTCAAAAGGCATAGTCAAGGACATACTGATTGAATTTGCAAGGCTAAATTAAAAGGCGGTGAAAGTATGAGCGTTAAAGGAATTATCGGTTTTATATTCTTGTTTTCGGAATTGTTAATTGGCATTATCGGTCTTGTGGGTATTGCACTAACATACGATAGAAAAGAGAGTAAAAAGAGAGAGGAAAAGTGAAAGTATGACACGACTAATTGACGCAGACGAATTATATAGAAAAGTAAAAACAGAATGTAACCCGTATGGCAAACCTTCAATCTGTTTTGAATGTGGTAAAAAGGTGCTTGATTATATCGACAATGCCCCGACAATAACACCCGAAAAGGCATTGACAAATAAATTGAAAGAACGAGTTAAAGATGATAAATAATAGTAATTCGGTATAACTGATATTAGACAGAAAAAGAACTATGGTGACAAGGGAGCGTTGAGCTCCCTTTTTTAATACAAAATAGGAGGGAAAAACAGTGATTAAAGATAAGACATACTTAACTGGTTTCAATCAGGTTAAGTTTCCGAAGTTGAAAGGACACGTTAAGATTACGCTCCATAACTGCCGTACTGGTAAGAATGAAGTCATCGAAGGTGAGAACATTATTACCCATGCAGTTAGAGACATCTTCGCTAACAATCAGCTCGGAGGTATCGATTATTTCAAGTGTATGCCTCTCTGGTCAAAGTGGTTTGGTGGTGTCCTCTGCTACGAGAACGCTTTTACCATTCCTCAAGGCCAGTCAGCTCCTGATCCGGATGATTACTTTATCCAGGGCAACGATGTTAATATGTGCGTAGCTCACGCTGGCGGAAACGTCATTCCTGTTGATCACGATGACGATCTCCTGAGAGGATCTCCGACAAGCTCTTCAAGAACTTTCACAGAGAACAGCGTTAAGAATGTTTGGGAGTGGCTGCCTTCTCATGGTAATTCCAACAGAAGCATCTCTGCCATCGCACTGACTCATGCTGACACAGGAGATGCTGGTACCGGATCTGCTTACTGGGCCTTCCAGAACTTCTCTCCCTTCGATCTTATCCAGGGCGATCAGTTGGCCGCTTCTAATCTTGGCCTTCTCAATGCTGATAACCTTTTTGCAAGATATGACGATAATCATGGACTGTTCTTCCATATCGGTGAAGAGGGAGACTTCTACTACGGCAGACACACATCTTTCGAGACCAAGAAGCTGACAGTCTATGTCAGGAGACTTCCGTACTTGAAGGCTGGTCTCTATGAATCAGCTCATGCAGATAGCACATTCGAAAGAAAGTTCACAGTAACTACTTCCGGTGCGAATATGTATATGCAGCCTTCGTACTTCTTCGACATCTCCACCAAGTATCTCTGGATATTCTACAACAATACTTCTCCTTGTGGATCCGAAGCTGGTGCATACTGGTGGCAGGGTACCTGGGACAACAACACCGTTAACTATTTTGTTGTTGACTGTGAGAACGAGACCATTGTCGACGAAGGCACGATCGAGAGTGATACAAATGACCTCGCGCCTCTTTCAATGGCACGAGCTATTGCTGCAGGAGCAAGTGAGACTGACTTTTATGTCAATGCCTGCATCATTAAGGATGGAAATTATGTTTATCTGCCTACTGGTACAATCGATGGTTATTGGACTTCTTATTCTAACTATCGAATCAGTGGATATAAGAAGATAAATATCTCTAACCAGTCTGATCAGACATCCATCACATTCAATTCCGCGCAGAGTGCTTTCCTGTCTGCTACTAAGGCAGGCGGTTTGATCATCAACTCCGGAAGAGTAGTAAATAACGGAGTTGGATATAACTGCACCCAGCAGTTTACCGAAACACACAGAGCTTTCCAGGACATGAGCAAGGCTTCATTCCTTGTTATGCCTATCGGTGTAGGAAACCAGAGCGGAACAAGTGCTCGTTATCTTGCAGCACACAAGATGGTCAACACATCAAAATTCAATCTTCCGTCACCTGTACAGAAGACATCGAATCAGTCGATGGCCATCGAGTACACGTTGACGGAGGTGAGTGAGTAATGACAAACGAAGTTTTAACGGCTCTGTTGGCTCTCGTTGGAACGATAGTCGGTTCGGGATCAGGAATACTGATCTCGAACAAACTTGTCAATTATCGAATTGAGCAGCTCGAAAAGAAAGTCGACAAGTATGCTGAAAAAGACGATGAAGTTATTAAGACACAGGCCGTCATGAAGAGAGATCTTGAGACTGCTTTTCTTCGTATTGACGAGCTTCGGGATGAAATACATTCAAAGAAATAAGGAGGACCTAACATGAAACTTCCAGACAAAGTTTACATCGTATTGAAATGGATCATGCTTCTTGCAACTCCGGTATGCACATTCATACTCGGTATTATCGCAGCTATTCAGACCGGGGATGTGTCCGCGATCATCACGGCAGTCCTCGGAGGTCTTGGCACTCTCGCTGGTGTGATCATCAAGATCAGTGATACAGAGTACAAGAAATCATTAAGTGATGGAAAGGAGAGCTGATTATGGGTAGTTGTTTTGCAAAATGGGCCTGTGACTATGCAGAAGAGCAGATAGGGTACACCGAGGGATATAATAACTGGAACAAATTCGCAGATCTGCTCGATTCCATAAACTATTATGAAGGGTGCGGAAAGAAGCAAAATCTCCCCTGGTGCTGCTCCTATGTAAACGCTTGCATTTATAATGCTTGCACCAAGAATACGGATCCCAAGTGGACTGCTTACTATGTTATGTATCAGCGCACACCTAATCTCTCGGCCGTAGTTGATTACATGGCTGACTATTTCAAGGACAATGATGCTTACTTCACTGACACTCAGGATCTCCAGCGCGGAGACATTGTGTTCTTTCAGAACGACGATGGTCTTTGCCATGTAGGCATCTGTGTCGACTGGGATGAGGGTGGCTTCTACACTTGCGAGGGCAACAAGGGCGATTCAGTCCAGAAGTACTACTACGGATATGGTGAGGTTGGCGGATATGTCGCTGGCTTCGGTAGACCGAGATATGATGCCTGGGAACCTGATGAAGAGCCTGCTCCGGCTCCTGTTGACGAGACAGTCACAGTAGAGCTCCCAGTCTTGTATAAGGGCATTGACTCCTATGGTGAGGTTCTTACCATCCAGGCTCTCTTGAAAGGGTTTGGTTTTACAAGTGATGATTTTGCTATTGATGGTGTTTTCGGAGAAAGCACAAGACAGGCTGTCATGAATTATCAGGCAGCTCGTGATCTTGAAGTCTGCGGAATCGTTAATGCTGAAACTTGGAACAGGATCTTGAAGTAAGGTCCTTAATCACTGCAAATAAGACTTCGGTCTTATTACCTTTTCCCTGCCTCCGACATCTTCGGGTGTCGGAGGTTTAATAAAGGCCATAATGGACTTCTGTTCATTAAAGAATACTCCGGAAAAAGAATTAGGCTCTCGACTATGTCGGGAGCCTTTTTCTTTTTTGTGATGAATAAAAGAGTATTCAAGAGTAAATACTTTTTAAGTAGGTGAGAATATTATATCACTTTTGACCGAAATTTGACCGAAAGAAAATTAAAGACCGTTCAAAGCCTTGCGGTTGAGCGGTCTTGTATGGTGGAGATGAGGAGAATCGAACTCCTTTATGTATGTCTTACCAAAGACAGAAAGTCCGTATTTTAGGGACTTGCTAAACATTTATTA